GAGAGATTTAAAGCTGAATACGAACAACTTGTTATTAGATATAACGGCTTAAATAGAATGATTGAAAATTGGGATAGAGGTTGTTTATCTTTTAAACCAACATGCCCTAGAAGCACATATGATTTACAATTAAAAACTATGAGAGATTATATTGCTGTTTTAGAAGCTAGGGCAGTTATGGAAAATGTTGAATTATAGGAGGAAATAAAAAATGAATATTATTGAAAAAACATATAACTGGAAAGGTAGTTTAAAAAATAGAACTTCAACAAAGAGAATCATCTTACACCACGCTGAATCAAAATCATGTACTGCAGATGATATTCATAGCTGGCATTTAGCAAATGGATGGGCAGGTATTGGGTATCATTTCTTTGTAAGAAAAGATGGATCTATTTATAGAGGTAGACCTGAAGGTGTTGTTGGATCACACGCTAAAGGTTCTAATAGTGATTCTATTGGTATTTGTTTTGAAGGTTCATACATGACAGAAACAATGAATCAAACTCAAATCAATGCTGGTAGAGAATTAGTAGCTTATTTAAAAAATAAGTATGGTATTTCTAAAGTCCAAAAACATAAAGATGTATGTTCTACTAATTGTCCAGGAACAAATTTTCCTTTTAATGAAATTGTAAATGGAACTGTTGCTCCAAAACCTACACCATCACCAACTCCTGCAGCTAAACCATCTACAAGTGGGAAAGCAATTGGAACATATGAAGTTACAGCTAGTGATCTATCAGTTAGAACTGGTCCTGGTACTAATTATCGTAGAAAAAGACATGATGAATTAACAGCTGATGGTAAAAAACATGATAAAGACAAAGATGGATGTTTAGATAAAGGAACACGAGTAACAGTATATGAATGGAAAAATGGGTGGGCAAGAACGCCTAGTGGATGGTTATCAGGAGACTATTTAAGAAAAGTTTAATTTATTGTATAATATATATGCACATTTGTTGTATTAGTTAATAAAAAAAGTGAAATGTAATATTATCTATTCTTCGAAAAAATCTACAACCTTATTTATTAACTAATAATTGCATGAAAAGACCTACTCATAAATTTGGGTAGGTTCTTTTTTTATTTTTAATGTATTTTTTATGGAAAAATAGCATATAAATAAAATAGTGAATTTTAACACAATATAGAGTGTTTTATAACAATATGAAGAGGTATAAAGGAGTATAAAAGGTTTCTAAACGAGAAAAATATTGCCAAATTGTGAATAGCCTTGATATAATAACGTTGAAAATGTGAATAACTTAATGTTTATGTGAATTGTTGTATGGAGGGAAAAATTATGAAAGGAAAGTATTCTGCTTTGACAGTAGCAAAGTGGTTTTTGTGGTACAATGACAAAATCCTAGAAGAGGAAGATGCTGATTTGATATCTAATTTAAAATTGCAAAAATTATTGTATTATGCTCAAGGATGTTATTTAGCATTAAAAAACGAACCATTATTTAATGAACAAATTGTAAATTGGGCACATGGTCCTGTTGTAGAAGAAATCTACCATAAATATAAAAATAACGGATCAAATGGAATAGAATATCAAGGAGATTATGATAGTTCTATTGACAAGGATACAACCGCAATTTTAGAAGAAGTGTATGATATTTTTGGAAAGTATTCTGCATGGGGATTAAGAAACATGACACATCAAGAAGACCCTTGGTTAAAAACACAAAGAAACGAAGTAATTCCTTTACCTTTAATAAAAGAATATTTTGAAAAAACATATATTACTGATTGATGGCTAAATTAAAACGAAAGCAAGAAAATAATAAATTATCTAAATTAGACGTGAAAATGAAATGTTTATTCATGAATGAACATGATACGATATTATTTTCTTTTAAGTATCTTACAAATCAAGATAATTATAATTTAAAAGGATTTAAAGGAAGCAGGAATTTTAGAGACGATATAGATGTTTTAAATGCGTTTCATGATTGTTTAAATAGAATGAGTATTGATGGGTGGGAATCCTTGAGAAGTAAGAATAAATTTCAAGGTGGAAGAGAATTGCTAGATTACTCACAAATCAATTTTAATGCACTAGATCCTCAAAATGAATTAAACCTTACTAGAGATACTAAAGTATGGGTTATTAGATTTGGAGGAAATAAATATCGCTTGATTGGATATAGAAGTAAGAAATGTAAGGCTATATTTCATATTTTTGGTATAGATCATGACTTTTCTGCTTACAAACACGGTTAATATTAATGTACATAAAACCTACTCAATTTTGAGTAGGTTCTTTTTTGTTTTTGTGGACGACAAATGGACGAATGAAGCTAAAAAACAGTAAAAAATCAATAGAAATTATATAGAATTGTATATAAATAAATGAGTATTTATAAGGGTTTATAGAAAACTATAGTATAGGGGATAATTGGTGCTGATTTAGACTAGTAATATGTATTTTAGCCTGTTGACAAAATAATTTGTTGACAGGCTTTTATTGTATTCATGAATAGTTATTCATTGGACAATCTGTCCAATGAATTAAAATAAAATAAAGTATATAATAATAGTAGAAAAGAAGTATTTGTGAATTAAATTTGAGATAAAATTGAGACAAATATGAAACAAATTCGAGACGAAATAGAGAAGGACATATGATACAATTTATTTGTAACAAATCTAGATAAGTTACCTCAAATCAAAAAGAAAGCAGGTAATAATAATTGATCCTAACAAATAACTTAACACCTGATAGTGCCTGTCGTACCTTCTTAAGTAATGATATCAGTTTTGTTTCTTTTTCCAATGCCATCTTGTTTGATGGCAAACAAGTCATTCATCCTGAAAGACTTGTACGTTATGAAAATGATATGTCACTTATTATTGATGATACAAAGAGTACAGAAGATAAAAAAAGAAGAAGAGATATTGTCGTAAAAACAGATGTTGATGGTGTCTATTGTCTTCTTAGTATTGAGCATCAAAGTACGATTGATAAGAACATGGTAATGCGATGTGGCAATTATGAAATGATGGAATATTTAAAACAGTTAAAGAACAAAAAGAATAAAAGACTGGGTCCACAGTTTACGATTGTCTTTTATACAGAGCCAAAGAAATGGAAAGGACCTTTAACATTAAGTGACTATTTGGATATACTAGAAGAATTAAAGAAATACTTCAATGACTGGAAAATTATTTTAGTAGATGTCAAAGAAATAGATACAAGTAAAATCAAAGATGAACAAACAAGATATTTTATAGAAGCTATCCAAGAGATGTATAAAGGAAACTATGAGGGATTACATCGAAGAATAAAGATGAATAGAGATAACTTTATTTATGCAGCCATCGTTACAGGAAGTTTAGATTTAATTAGAGACTTACCAGAAGGAGATGAAATCGATATGTGTGAGGGAATGGAAAGAATGGCAGAAGGATTTAGAAATGAAGGAAGAATGCAAGGACGTGAACAAGGCATTCTTGTTGGAAGAAGTGAAGGAAAACTCGAAGAAAAGAGAAGTACACTAAAAGAGCAATTAGAAATCAAACTAGGAACTATTTCAAATAATCTAGAATTACAACTAACCAATGCAACATTAGAAAAACTAAATATATTAACACGTAATATATTTAATATTACAAATGAAGAAGATGTTTTAAAAATCATTAATTAATAAGTTAATATCTAAGCAAGAAAAAGCAAGTCAAATAAAATGATTTGTTTAGACTGTTGAAAAAATAAATAAAAAATCAAACCCTCTTTTCTTTTGTTAAGTTGAAATATATACTATTATATATGTCGTGGATGTCTTCGTTCCAATTACGCAAAATTTGTAGCTCCACGACTTTTTATATAAAAATCAAACAAATAAAAAGTAAGAACATGACAAGAAGTCAAAGAATAGGGTTTGAAAGAGGAAAAATTTCTTAAAGTTATTTAATAAACTTTTTTCTATAGAAAACATCAAGTATTTGAGAATTTTTCTTTACAACATTATGCTCAAATATTTAATATATTTATTAGAAAAGAAAAAAAGATAGGAGATAATATTATGGAATTTAAAGATGTTATTCAAAACCGATATTCATGTAAAGACTTTTCTACACAACAAATAGAAAAAGAAAAATTAATGGAAATATTAGAAGCAGGAAGAGTTGCTCCAACGGCTAAAAACTTGCAAGAACAAAAAATCTATGTTGTTCAATCAAAAGAATATTTAGATAAAATAGATGCATGTACACCTTGTCGTTATCATGCACCTACTGTTTTAGTTGTAGCTTATGATAAAAACAATGTTTTTGATTATCCAGGTAATGAAAGAAATTCAGGAATTGAAGATGCTACCATTGTAGCCACCCATTTAATGTTAGCTGCTTATAATGCAGAAATTGATAGTTGTTGGATCAATTTCTTTAATCCTCAAGAAATGAAAAAAGCTTTAGATTTACCTGAAAATGAAGAAGTTGTTATGATGTTGGATTTAGGATATGGAAATCAAAAAGAACCACTTCCTAATCATCATTTAAAAAAAGAATTGGCTGAAACAGTTAAATACTTATAATTTTTATAACAAAATAATCTTTGCTTGTTTTGTTATTTTTTTGTTACAATTAGGGTAAGAGGTGAGCTAGATGAAGCTGTTATTTAAACAACAACCATCTTTTATTTTTCGCTTTTATGTAACAAATCAAAATAATGAATGGTTATATATTATAAAAAAAATGGCAATTATGTATCAACTTTATATATATGATGCTCATGAAAATATTGTTGCTAAGATTGAAGAAGATCCTAAATCAGCTATTTTTTTATTTATAAAAATGAGGAATATATTGGTGCTGTAGAAAAAGAGTTTTCTTATTTTATTCCTTTTTTTTTAGTGGATTAT